TTGTACCTTTTAAACTCGTGATAGTAACGGCAGGCAAATTAGAATAACCTGATCCAGTATAAGTTATGTTAATACCAGCAATCTCACCGTAAGTAGAATTTGTTCCCTCTTCATGAACTATTCTACTTCCTTCAGTTATATCTGGTTTGATAAGTCTAGGTGTTGCATACTCTGTTAGTACGTGCCAATCTGCATCAGTAGAAGAACTGTCTGTACCATTTAACGCAAGGGCATCACCATCTTCAAAACATATAGAATTCTCTGGTTGAGAGAAGTTTGTTCTAGACTCCATTAAAAGATAATCTTCTTCTCCATCAGAATTATCAGAGTTTTCTAAAATAAAAGAACCACCGATTATACTAACAGTTGCTATTGCTGTCACCGCCGCAGAATCACTAGAAGTAAATACTAACGAATCTCCTATTCTATAATCACTACCTCCATCATCAATTATTATTTTATCAATAGAACCTACAGATGCAGTTGCTACTTGTGCAGTTGCAAGACCATTTCCTACATCAGAACCTACAGTAATATTGTCACCTGTTTTATAAAGAATACCACCATTTTCTACTGTAGCACCTGATACTATTTTTTGCAAAGTAAATCTTTGTTCTACGTCAGAAATTATACCGTTGGCATAAAGAGTTTCACCTTCTATAAAGGTTCCTATTTGTGTGTCTACTTTTATTTCAAATTCTGTAATAGACGATGCACCTTGAGCAAATCCAGTTGCATTAACGACAAATGCAGTTGCACCAGAAGTTAGTCCAGTTAAAATTGCACCTATAACTTCTTGACCATTAGCGCCCGGCGCATTTTCACAACGAATAATAGAAGGCTTAGTCCAGTTACCATCTGATAGACGCATCATATATTTTGTAGGGTAAAAAATATCTGGGGTTTCAGAAAACATTAAACGCAATAAAAGTTTATGTCCCTCTGAAGTACCCTTCGCTGCATATAAATCTCTAATATGTTTTACAAGATTTCTTTTTGATATACCACTAGCAAGAGTGTCAGGTATCGCAGTTAAAAATTGACGATACATCTCATCCAACATAAGTGCAGTTGTATTATCAGTATTTGCATAATCTAGTAATTGTTGAATAGTTTGTATAGGATTTGCACGATAAAGTCCTACCGTAGAAGTGGCACCAGAACTTGACCCTGTTATAGTTTCCCCTGTTTCAAATCTTTGATTAGAAGATATAAAAAGTCTAGGAACAGAATTTCCTAAATCGTCTACTAATATAGTGGCCGTTGCATTAGAGGTTCCACCTGTTATAGTTTCCCCTTCTGTAAATTTACCAGTAGTACCAACACCTGTTTCAGCAACAACCTTAGTTCCATCTTCATTAACGATATAATTTATACTGGTAGTTTCCTGTATGATATTATTGATAACACCACTACACTGTAGTTCTGCCGCTTCCATAAACTGATAATAATGTTTTAGAAAGGTAGAAAATTGAGGATGATCACCTTGAATAAAATCAGGTAATTGTCCATCAATCAGGGGAGATATTTTTGTATCTAATGTTGCATCAAAAGGTGCCATTTTTAATAACTCGATGTTGTTGTTGGTGTCGAACTATACGTAGTATAACCCGAGGCGCCGCCTGGAGCTGCTACTGCAATAGTATCTATTTCTCCATCTATGGAAGTATTGACTTCATCTATTTCCAATATCTGATTTAATATTGGTGCAACATCTTTAGAGTTAGGAATTGCAGTAATCCTAATTTGTGTTGACGATAAACCATCAACATCTGATATAGAAGTTATGTTGATCGAATTAATTTTAATAGTACCTGTAGTATAATCAATTGTACCAGCAGTTAAGTCTGAATAATTTCTAATTATACCATCTAGATAATACCTTCTTAAATTTCCTGTTCCATCATCATCAAAGAACATTTCATTAGCACCACCATCAACATAAAATCCAGATGATGTTATAATTCCACCGCCGGCCGCATTGTGACCAGAGTGTGGATAATAAAAAGCATTATTGTAGTATATATTATATGCAACGGAAGTAGATAGGGTAGGAACTAAAAACTTGGCTAAAGTAACATTAGTAGTGTTACTTAGAATAGCACTATCTACATTATCGATCAAAGTAGTCATTACCGAATGTCTAAACACATTACTAAAAGTTTTTAAAGTATTATTATTATGAGACTTAACAGCATCATTAACAGAAGAAATTAATGACGCCTTATCTTTTGTAGTTTTAGAGGAATCATACTTGAACTTAATATTAAGAATAAGATAAACTATTTCTGGATCAATAATAACTGGTGTAATAGATGCCACGTTATATTTTCTCAAATCAGATACTAGTAAATCTTTTTGTGCTGAAGTAAGATTATTGCCCGTAGTAGATTTAATAGAAACATAAACTCTACCGTAAGATGCAGTAGTAGTGACTCCAAGACTAGGATCATAAGAACCACTTTCTCCACCAAAAACCATAACTGCTTTGGTTTGCGGAAAAAGTTTACGAGCATACAATTTATAGTCTTCCAGAGTTACACATCTTCCTTGAGATGCATAATCTAAAGGTGCATTTAATTTAATAGAGGAAAGACTTTCTGCTTCATTTCCACCAGATGCCTTATTAACAGTAGTAACTGTAATATCGGTAACGGTATCGATAGCACCAGAATTTGTTAAATTTGTTCCACCATTTCCTGCCGTCTTATTTGTAACAACATAATTCAATAAAACAATATTACCATCTGTTATAGAACTACTTACAATTCCATCTCCAAAGTATACTTCAAATTTTCCTGCCTCTACCTCTTGTAAAAAATATACTTCAGATGTTGATACTAATTGAGAAATATCTTCTGCCTTTGTATATGAGGTAGTAGTTGTGTCTGATATAGAATTTTGTACTTCTACAGTAAGTGTGCTTGTATCGCTATTGGGGTCTGGAAGAAGAAACCTTTGTGACAGATCAGAAGAATCTGCTGTATATCTAGAAGTAACATATGTTCCTTCATAAACTTGAATATCAGAAAACTTAATAGAAGAACCAGCGTTGGTTGCAGTTGCATCAGAAATAGTAACAAACTGATAATCATCATTATTAATTTTAGTAGTAAAAATAGTTCCGGCAGGCATAGTTGCAGTTGATTTAGAAGTGTTGTTTAATGTTACATCTATATCTGCAAATGCAGCTCTACAAGAACTTACTTCATATCCCAATGTCTTTGCATGAGAAACTACACTTGATCTTAATGAGGATGTGTCTATAAACATTTCATTTGCAAGCATATTTGCGTTGAACCCAAGATAATGAGTATTGTATGCCAGAGTATCTAAAAGGATATTAATACCGGCCCCTTCAAAATCATAGTCTTTAAATTCGTTTTGATTTTTTAAAAATGTTTTCAAATTTGCTTTAATATCATCAAAGTCAAATTCTGATACATCGAGTCTGCGACTATTAACCCCTGTCATATTATCTTAACCTTTCTAGAATAAGTGTTAACTCAACAAGTTCAGTTGGTGCATTAACAACATAAAACTCGACTGATACATCATATGCATTTGCGTCTAAATTAGGAAACGCTCTAACTCCTATAAGTCTTGCTCTAGGTTCAAAGTTTTCAATAACATCTTGAATTTGTCTTGCAAGAATAATAGCAGTACTAGGAGTCATCAATTCAAATAACTGACCTCGTACTCCAGAATAAATTTCTGGATGAAAAGGTTTTTCAAATTGGTTCATTAATACTAAATTCCGCACAGACCTTTTTACTGCTTGCACATCACCAATAATATTAACATCTTCATTACTATTCTTACCGAAAAATAAATCTAGATCAGAATACTGTTGAACAGAACGAGAACTCTTGTTTTTTCCTTGTGCATCAGTAAATGCATCATCATTGAGCGAGCTCACTTCTTTCTCCTAACTTTTATTTTAACTATTTATACTAATTTTATGATTTCGATTTCATAATAAATGGAGTATATTTACCCCACACATCTTTTGCGTTCTTTTTTATGAAACGCATCTTAGTTTCATTCTTGTTTGGATTTGGAACTGTAAGAATAACATTCTTTCCTTTCTTCCAAGCGTTAATCTTATCATTAACCTTTTGCATCTCTGAACGGTCATCACCCAATCCAGCAACTACATTGCGTCTTTCACCTTTTGATGTTTGTGACGCTCTCGATTTCTTCTTGCCCATGATATATTCTCCTTATAGGTCTATAAACTCTTCCTCTTGTCTTTGTTGTGCATTTGATTGTCTTAGTGCTTCTTCTATACGTTTTGCCTTTCTATCAAATGCCTCTCCAGCACTTTTTAACGCACCTAATAAACTTGTTGTTGATGTTTGCAGTTCTTGTCTGGAATAACCATCACCATATATTCCTGTAACATCATCTGCTGTCATAGATGCGTCTAATTGAGATGCAGTCTCCTTTACCGCTTCGATAACTGGTAATAGTGCGGCCTTTGCTTTTTCTACCGCTTCAAGTGCGCCTGGCGGTAATTCAAAGTTTGGTACTTTCGCAGATAGTGCAGAAGATGCAGAAACAGAAGGAAGTCCAGCACTTAACGCAGATGTTGCATTAGAGATTGCGCTAGATGCATC